TTTCTATAAAGGGCCTCATGGAGCAAAGATATTTTTCATAATTTTCTGTAGGCGTATAAAAGTCTTTAAGTGTTTTAATGTTATCTTCTCCTGAAAACCGTCCTCTAAGGCACTTGCGTTGATAGTTGTCCTTATAATGACCGCCTATATATCCAATTTGATAGTAAAACTCGCTTTTTTTATAGCTTTTGAAATGGCCGGGGAAAGCCAATTCTTCTAGTTTTTGATTAGCATTAGCAATAAAAGATTGTGCTTCTCTAAGCACATCAGTTCTTTTTAGAATAACTTCATCGAATTCTATATTTATATCTTCTATCTTCTTATTTGGTAACAAACTTTTTTTCTCTAGATGTATCAAATGCTGCGTATGTCTATAGGATGCTTCCATTTCCTTATCGATCCTCTGTTCTGAATTGGGGCTATATATGTAATTTGAAGGTGTTTTTAATGAAACTTGGCCACATTTATCGCATTTATTATTATCTTTTTTCCACCACATATTTTATTCTCCTAATCGTATCCATTACTTGTCCATCTCTGTTATATATTGCCATAAGAAGTCCTTTGCTGCCTGATCTGCCACTGCATCGAATTCAAAATAATGTTTCTGACAAAATGGATAACTATAATCGCCTATTTCATAATCAGAACCATTGCCACACCAGCCACCAGATTCATGGCATTTTAGGCACTTGTCTTCATAGTGATGGTTTGTGCTGAAGAATTCTTTCTTGTCCATATTTCAATCTTTCATTATCAATAAACGGACCCTAATCTTTTTTAATATACGGTATTTTAAGCCAGTGTGTTACTTGTTGTGTTTCAAAATCCCAGAATGAATCACCAGAACAAGGCCCATCTCCCGTATATAATTCGAATTTACCGCAAATATGACGGCCTATTTGCCAAACTTCAAGATCGAAGTCGTTTATATAACCTAGTATTATCCAATCGTATTCTGGTGGCGGAGTTGTTTTAATATCGTGCCAACATGGTTCACCGGTTATTTTTATTGTATTATCGGACTTGGTGAATGATATTTTATCTATATCAAGTATAGTGTCCATTATTCTTCCATATCGCATTCGTTCCCGAACTCATCAATATAAATTTCTTTATCTCGGTCATTTATTTCTTTAAGTTGCTTCTCAACGATTTTATCGTGGCGTTCCAACTCTTCTTTGATATCTCTTAACACATGAAAAATTTCCATTTCCCAACTCATCATTCTTCCTTTGTAGGCTGCATTTCATTACATACTGCTGCGAAGAACTTGCCGTTATCAAGTTTAGGGTTCTGGTATTGTACATATTCAAGACTAAACTGACCGTCGCTATTGACGTCTAGGCTATTAACATAATCTACTATCTTTTGAGCATAGAAACGCTTTAAGCCTTCAGTTTTACATGTACAATAGACCTTTAGGCCGAACATTCTGTAGTAATGACAATCTCGTTCGCGTTCAACTATAGGCCATATCATACCATCTGCTGTACTATCGCCTTTTTCTTCATTTATCCTGGTGATTTCTTTTTCCCAATCTATTTTTAGCATAATTATTTCAATCTTTCATTTATTCCCATAAATCTATTCTAATATACATAACCCAATTTCAATTCACGTCATATCCGAGGTACTTTGTCGCATAATAAGTATTATGTAAACAGTTAGTCCATATCCTTCTTGATATTATCGATATACGGGTCGCCAAGCCATTGTTTAATTAATAATATTGATTCTGGTTTAGCATATTGCCAAACCTCTTTTTTATCCGATTTTAGACGCCCATACTCTTTAGTTATCCAGACGGTAGTGAATTCTTCATCATGACCTGTAGTATGGAATGTTGCAGCAACACCAACTTTACCGCTAACAGCGAACGTGGTGGGATTTAGATGCGTTTTTACCGTTGATGGATTATAGTCAATATTTTCTAACTGAGCGTGTATTTCTTCTGGAGTGCTATGATTATATGTATAAATACACTCGATGTATGTCATTAATAACAGTAAAATGAATATTGCTATTGCTGATAATACTATTATACAAAACCATTTCCAGCGTCTCTCAGAACAGGTTATTTCTTCTTTGGTTAGCCAATCACTCATTTGCTTCCCATTTCGTATAATCAATATCATGATCTATAATTTTAATCACTCATGAGAGAATCGAACTCTCATCGTCCTGTTTACAAAACAGGGTTTTACCTTTGGGATCTATGCCTTTTATATGGCAGCCCCTTAAACCAATGAGTGATATATAATAAGTTAGCAGATCAACATTGCTGCATCTACTACATAAGAACGCATAAATAGAATTTATATGGCATCTCCATCATGGCATAGATCCCAGCATTTTTTCCAAAGATACAAACAATAAATGACGGTGATACTGGATAGTATTGTCCAACCTATATCATAGTTACTCATTAGATATATTCTCCCGCAACTTTATCATAATCGCGCCCAGTGATTTCTTTATAAGCATCTCGCGCAGCTTTACGACTGTTTATAATAGCTTCTACATTATCTTGGTTTTGCATTATAAATGATACTACAGGTATTAATTCATCGAATATATGTAATATTTCAGTAAGATGTAGTTCTTTTTGTTCGTTTGTCTCACTTTTAATAAAATTATTTGATATTGCTGATATTCTTTTTTGCAATTCTTGTGATTTATCAGTTATTTGTCGTATGAGTTGTTTCATTGTTGCCCTTTAATATATTGTTGTAACATTTTCACAACATCTAATATGTCGTTAGTAGCATCCGCCATTGATGTACAACACAGTTCTTGTTGCATATTAGCATTGCAGACTTTATCATTTATTTCTTTTATTTTAATTATTATGGCATCGATAGATATATCGTCATGATGTTTATGATTTTTTATTCTTTTTTGTTGCAATTCTTCCATAAGTTTCATAAGTTCATTGGAATTATAAAGACGGCATGTATAACCATCTTTATAAATTGTTTTTAATTTTCCTGTTTTACGCCAATATTGAATTTGAGAAGAATTTGTGCCGCATAGTTCTGCTGCTTGTCCTTGTGTAAGCCATCTATTTGCCATTTGTTTCCTCTAAATATTTAATATGTTCTAAAGCTTGCTCAATACATATTTTTACATCATTTAATGTAGTTTTTTTATGTTCAATATCTAATTGTTTATCATCTAATGGCATGCTATTGTTCATTGCCTTGATACGCGATTCCATATTACGTTTTGTAGAACTTTTTTCATAATATTTAGCTGCTTCTTCAATATCGTAAAGGTAATATGAATAACCAGGGATATAATATCGTTTTATAGATCCTTTATAGGCCCAAGAATCTATTATTTTATGAGAAATTCCTAATGCAGCAGCGGCTTCACGAGAGGAAATATATTTTTTATCGTCCATACAAACCTTTCTTATCGCATAATTCTAGATAGTTCTGTATTATGCATCGCACATGAGTACTTTGCATACTAAAAGAATCGGCATAATCTAAGAATTCTAGGATATCGATTGATATATCACGTATATCACTATACAATTCGCCAGGAACAGGGATTTTTAAAGATTGGTAGCGCAACATTGTTGAATGAGCATCGTTAAGAACTTTCATATAATCGCTGAATTGATCTATAGTTTCAATCATTTTTGAATGTAATTCACCATGATAATTCTGCATACGCTCCTTTAGTATTTTTATGACGATACTACGCATCTAATAAAAATTCAAATTTATTGCTATGGCACATTTGATCACATACGTTATAGCCGTTGGAATAATAATTTGAAAAACAAGGGGAAATAGATGATATTCCCGCAGTTAGGTGAAAAATATCTTGATGAGGCCCATAAAGGCATTATAGGCCGCATGGAGGCATCATATGCACAAGCCATAACTCATAATATGTCCTTCTGGTCGGAGGCCGATTTAGATACCCGTTTCTTCGTAGGAGACCAGACAATATATCAGTCATTATATGGCAATGTTCCTGGTATTAATAAACGTAATTTTACGTTTAACCGTATTAAACGAATCATTAATATGATATCTGGTAACCAGCGAAAGAACCGTAAACAGACTATAGTTCAGGCGGAAAATAATGCTGATGAAATATGCGCAGATCAATTATCTAAAGTTCTTATGCAGATCTATCATAAAGAGCATGTCCTGGAAACAATATCTTCATCATTTGAGGATGCTTTGGTTACAGGGCTTAGTTTTCTACAGATCTATAATGATTTTCGTAACGATCCGATATCCGGTGATATTAAAGTTAATAAATGTGATTATAATTCTTTTGTCGTAGATCCTTTTTGGCGTTTACCTGATATGAGCGACTGCAATTTTATATGGAAACGTTCGTTTCTTACTAAACGTGAGATTATATCACTTATGCCATCTTCTAAAGATATAATCGTTGATATGTACGGTGAGGATTTACGAGATGGCAAGTTCCAGTTCATGCCTGAGTCTTATGGCTATGCTATAAAGAATCTTTTAACCTATGATGAATTTTATTATAGAGACTATCGAGAACAGTTGATGCTCATCGATAAGAAGACTGGTGAAGTACAAGAATGGAATGGTAAAAAAGATGAGAAACTGAATATGTTCTTATCTACTTATCCAGAAATTACCATGATAGAGCAAACTATCCCTACGGTCCGATTAGCCCTTGTAGCAAATGGTCGTTGCCTTTATGACGGTGTTAACCCATTAGGCGACAATTACCCCTTTATACCCGTCATGGCCTATTTTTCTCCTCAAGTACCATACTTTCCTTATCGGGTCCAGGGTGTTGTCAGAGGCCTCAGAGATGCACAATACCTATATAATAGAAGAAAAATCATTGAATTGGATATCTTGGAGTCTCAAGTTAATTCTGGTTGGAAATATAAAGAGGATGCTTTAGTCAATCCACAAGACATATTTTTAAATGGGCAAGGTAAAGGTATCTGTTTGAAATCAGAAGCTCAGATGACCGATGCTGAACAGATCATTGCTCCTACTATTCAAGCGACTACGATTCAACTGTCCGAACTGTTGGGCAAAGAGATGCAAGAAATCGCATCGGTCTCCGAGGAACTCTTAGGAACTGCTGTTGATGATAAGGCGGGCATACTCTCAATCGTTCGCCAGAACGCAAGTATAACCACGCTACAGACGTTATTCGATCAATTAGATCTATCGCAGAAGATACTTGGGCAAAGAACTGTTGAGATAATGCAAAGAGATTATATGCCCGGTAAGATAAAACGTATTCTAGGCGGCGAAGAGCCAGCTCCGCAATTCTACAATAGGAACTTCCAGAAATATTCTGCTCATGTTGAGGAGGCGGTTCTCACTACTACTCAAAAGCAACTTCAGTTTGTTCAGTTGCTGAATCTGCGTGAAGTAGGCGTACCGATACCTGATGATGTATTAGTTGAGTCATGTACTGTAACTAATAAGCAAAAATTGACCGAAAGTTTAGCGAAGTCCGCTCAACAAAAGCAACAAATGGAAGAGCAGCAAATACAGCTCCAGATGCAGCAAATCCAGTCTCAGATTAAATTATCTGAATCAAGAGCAACTGCTGATGAAGGCCTCGGCATAGAACGTCTATCGCGTGTACAAGAAAATGAACAACTTGCCAAGGAACGATCAGCCGCTGCCGAACGTGACCATCAATCTGCAACTCTTGAGATGATTCGTGCGTTGAAGGAACTAGATACCATTGATATTACCCATCTTAAAGAATTGATCACGTTGAGTCATTTGGTAACAAATCACGAAGCAGGGTTAGATGTTACGGCATCTCCGGCATTAAAACCAACTAAAACTCCTAAGCCGGCCGCCAAACCCAAGAAACCCGCTGCTTCAATTAAATCTTCGGAGGTAAAATAATGGCAACAAATAATGCCGTAAATCAATCCAGAGCGACGTTTAATGCTTATTTCGCTGCTTCACAGACAGGTATTACGGGCGATGCTACAGTAGCAGTTATTGCATGTGATACGGCCTCTATAAATGAAGGTACTGTTTATAATACAGGTACTGGAGTTATGACCGCTCCAATAACCGGAAACTATTTACTAGGCGCGTCAGCAATGTTGGATTCTTTAACTTCTGCAGCGTTCACATTGTGCCAACTGGTCGTTAAAGTTAATTCTACTAATTATGTGCTTGCTGAAATGAATCCATATTTAGCTGCTGCTGGTGGCTATCTAGGTATTGGCGGCACAAAGATAATCCCTTTAACTGCGGGAGATTCTGTAACGTTCACAATTATGGTTTCGAACGATACAAAAAGTGTTGGACTATTGGGCACACCATCATGGACTGAGATATACGGCTGTTTAGTGCCATAAGAAAGGATCTACTATGGCTACTAATAATGCAATTAACTATGATATATCGGCGAATGCGGCTACTTTTTCTGCGTATAGAAGCACTACTTCTGTAGGGGTTATAGGCAATGGATCTATTCCTGTAATTCCCTTTGATGTAGCAACTATAAATGAGAACAGTGTATATAACACGGGCACTGGATATTTTACCGCTCCTGTATATGGTTATTATTTTTTCCGATGCTCTATAGGATTCGGCAATCTTACTATCGCTGCTCCTCAGTCAGTAACAGGACAAATAACTCTTACTTTTAATGGTAGTTCTTCTAATCAGCGAAATAGGGCTTACAACCAGCCTAATAGCATTGCATCTAGTAATACGTGTATTATTGAAGGCGTCTTTATTGAGCAGCTTTCTCCTGGAGATACGGTGAGTGTCGGTGTGACACTGACTGGAGAAGGCGGCAACTTTAGCGACATATTAGCTGATGTAACGACATTTAGTGGATATTTGATATTTTAGATTTTGAAATTAATCCCTCTCCCGTTTAGCCGTGGGCTATTCGGACGTAGTAGAGGCAATTACCTTGCGGGTACGTCCCGCAGTTCTACGAAAGGATATGTGAGGTAATATGGCAACAAATAATGCAGTTAATAA